TTTTTGTGGTATTGCTGCCGTCATCCTGGGCCAAAAGATTGGCTCCGGCTGCGGTACCGCTGGGCAATCCTGATATGTTGATAAGTTCAAAATCCGAGAGGTCAGCCATGCTTTTCGCTCCTTTCCAGCGCCTCGATCCGGCGCGTCAGTTCGTCGATCTGCTTCTGCTGCCGCTGCAGCTTGTCCACCAGCAGCGGGATGAACTCGCTGTAGCTCAGCGCGTAGTTCCGCCGCGTCCCGTCCTGGTCCGTGTCAAACGTCACAAGGCCCAGATCCGAAGTGTCCACGCCAGCCGCTTCCAGTGCCTCCTCCACGTCCTGAGCCACGAAGCCGTAGTGGATCGTTTCCGGACCGCCCTGGCGTTTGTACCGTACCGGCCGCAGCTGCTCCACGATGTCCGGAAGATCTTCCTGGATGTTCCGCTTCACGTTCCGGTCGGAGGAGACGTTGGGGTTGTGGGACAAATAGATGTAATCAAAACGGCTTGAGCTTGTACCGATGGACGGAGTTGAGAAGTCGTCCGGTATAATTGCGTTTCCGATGCTCAGTGAGCTGATGGCAACCTTGCTGCCGCCGCCAATGGTGATAACATCGCCTTCAATGGTTATACCGGTCGCTCCATTGAGCAGTGTTAGCGTTCCACCTCCGTACAGAGAGGAGCCTACTACATAGTGCAAACCGGATCCGAAATCGCCAAATATAAAATCTCCACCAGTGGCATCCATGGAAAGTTTGGCAATCGGGTTGTATGGGGCAACCGTCGATTTTGCTTTTGTTTGCAGTTTGAAACCAGTCGAATCCTGTAGTAGTTCCCATACGCTGTTATTGACTTCAAAACTGTTCGTGCAAAGGATTTCCTCCGCGAACAGGTTCTGGATCTTCGCGCTCACGATCTCCGCGTTCTGCGCGTAGAGGTTCAGCACCCTGAGGACCTTCGCCTCCAGGATGTCCAGCCTTCTGCTGATAGGGCCCTTCCGGCCCGGCGTGTAGGTTTCCGGCGTCTCGCTGGATTCCTCATCTCCGGCCGCTCTGAGGAGCGAGGCAGTCCGCAGCGCCCTGGTGGCGGGCGCAGTGCTCGCCGCCTCCTCTGTGGGACTCAGTCCGTTGTTTCCGTCCGGATAGAGCTGCCCGGCGCCCTGGACGGAGCTCCTGACGCCGCCGTCGATGGTCAGCATCTGGCTGCTGATGGCGACGGGATAGCTCCCGTCCATGCTGGTCACGGTGATCACGTCTCCGGGTTCCACCTGGATCCCCATGGGGTACTCATAAGTGCCCTTTCGGCACACCACGGTCTTCAGGGCGTTGTAAGCCCGGGTGGCCGCGTCCAGATCTGCCAGAGGGTTGTCGATTTCGATGGACCCGTCTCCGGCCATATATTCCGCATCCCGGGTGCTCTCGCTGGTGGTGCCGTCATCGTTGTGCACGGTCACCTGATAAGTCCGCTGGAAACAGATCCCGGGGATCTTGTAGTTCCGGCCCTCTGCGGTAGCGCCGCCGGCGTATGGCTCCGTTGTGAAGCCTGCGGACGAGTAAAGCCGAACCTCCAGCTCGCCGTCCCGGTTGATGATGGCATTTCCGCCCAGGATTCCCGCTGCATAGCCCGCAGCCTCCGCACAGGTCAAATCATCCGGGCAGCTGGAAAAGCCGCCGGAGATCGTCACGCCGGACGCCAGGGAGGCCGTCCCGCTGGAGAGGGCCACGCCCATTTCCGCTGCAATGGCCTGCAGCGCTGTCACGGCGCTGGTGTCGCTCTGATACGAGCTCACAGGGAAGGGCTTCGACCCGCCCCAGAACAGCGCGTCCTGGGCGGACAGGGTTACCTTGCCGGCGCTTACGGTGGGCCGCTCCACGATGCCGTGGAAAAGTCCGTGCTCCGTTTCGCCGTCCACGTCCCAGGTCACTGTGATTCCCATGCCGGTGAGTCCGGCCCAGCGCATCCGTGCCGCCAGGACCTTCCCGTCGTGGGTTGAGATCAGCTTCCCGTCGTGGGTGCTCAGCGCTTTTACAACATCCGTTGCCTCTGCGCTCAGGTCCATGATGGCGGCAATGGCGTTGCCGCAGGTCAGCTCTGATTCGCCCACCGCCGAAGTTAGGGAGAATGCCCCCAGCTCCGTCTTGACCTCTGTCCCGCCGATATACAGATGCAGGTGTACCGGAGCATAGGCTTCCAGCAGCTCCAGCTCTGCGCTTGTGATGCTTTGCACGTTCTCCCTCCTTTACTGCTCGACCATGCTGACAGATACGTCTTCCACGCGCTGATAGCCGGGGGAGTAGCTGACGATCTTGTAGCTGATATCGCCGAAGTAGACGGTCATGGAGATCCGCGATCCGGTGTGGTCTACCATTTCCACAGTGTGGAACGGCGTCATGCTGCTGACCACGTTTTTGATGATCTCGGCCTGTGCCATGCTAAGCGGCGGCCATTTGATCTCCGCCTTGCGCTTGATCCCCACGATGGTGCCGGCCATGCTGCCGGTCTGTTCCAGCCGCCCGGCGTTGGCGGACCACATTTTGTTCTCCGACATGGTGACGCCCTCCAGCGCCGGGGTGGGGAGGGTAGTCCCGTCCACCACCAGGCTGGTGACTGTAAGCGTCTTTACTGGCATGAGTGCCATGCGTCCACCTCCTTACGCGATCCCGAGCAGGGGATTCCCGCCGGCTCGGGCTTCGTTGCGCCAGATCTCCTTGGTGCTCTGGGCCACCACACGGCCGTCCAGGATGACCTTGTTCTCGATGACCTGGCGCCCGTTGGCTCCTCCCAGCAGCGCAGCGGTTTTTTCCGCGATCCGGTCCATCCACTCCGTGTGGTTTTCCAGGGGAAGCACTGCCTCACGTCCGGCTTCGCCTGCGACATGCGCCCCGGTGCGATCCATGCCCAGCAATGTGGCTGCGTCCAGGATGCCGCCGCGGGCGTAGTAGGTGGTGTAGAAGCTGCGCGGATAGGAGTACGTGGTGTTGTACCACCGGAACTTGTCCCAGGATATGTGGACCTTCGGCGCCTGCAGGTAAAGCGTTGTCTTGATTTTGTCGATCCCCAGATAGCTGGCCAGGGATCCTCTCCATCCGGGCACGATCTGCGCAGCGATTTGGATGCGCTTCTGCGCGTCGGAGAGCGCGTCGATCAGCTTGACCATATAAGCCGTGGCCTTGATCTTTCGCGCAGCGTCGCTCAGGGCGTCTGTCACGTTGGCGAACCGGCTGGTGGTGTTGAGCGTCTTCTGGGACGCGCTCAGGTTGTCTGTGCGGTAAGAAAACCGGCTGGTGGTGTCGAAGGTTTTCTGGGAGGTGTTCAGGCTGTCAGACCTTCCAGTGAACCGGCTGGTGGTGTTGAAGGTCTTCTGTTCCCGAGTCATCCGGTCGCTCATTTTTTCAGCTGTGGCGGTAACCCCCGGAATGATTTTTTGCTTCGGCGGCAGCTTTGACTCGTCCACCCCGGTTAGAACGCCCTGAATGGGAATGGAAGGGGTGACGCCTCCTGCCGTGGAGAATGGGCTTCCCGTGACTATACTGCCAAGGGTCGGCGCTCCAGTGTCGGTCACTATCTTTCCGCCATCGTCCACTACGTGGAATTTAGGGGTCACGTCGATCGGGTTGTTCCGGAACAGCGTCTGGAAGCCGCTGACGATCTTGCCCCACACATTGGCTTTCAGCCATGTGCCGATGTTTGACAGCCAGCTGATTATGCCGTTAAACAGACCATGGATCAAATCACGGCCCAATCCTTGAATGGTCGGGGATGTCGAAGGAGACTGGATCGAGAACGTGCTCTTGAATCCGTTGACGAAGGGCGTCCAGATGTTGTTGTACATCCAGGTCCCTACGTTAGCCAGCCAGTTGATGATGCCCTGGCCGATCCCTGCAATCACGTTTCCGCCGCAGTCCTCGATGTTCTGCTTGAAATACTCGTAAGTGCTGTTCAGCGCATCGCCCAGAGCGGACCACAGCGCTGTGGCCAGTCCTCCGGCCAGAGTTCCCAGCGCCTCCGCCAGCCCTCCGGCGACCCCGGCCCAGTCCACATTGGAGATAAATGTCTTGATACTGGTGCCGATCTGGGCCCAGTCAATCTCCCGCAATCCGGTGGTTATGGTATTCAGGATGCCCTTGATGCCGTCGCTGAGCGTCCGGCCGGCGTTCGACCAGTCGATGGTGGAAAACAGGTTGTTGACGTTCCGGGCCAGCTCAGATCCCAGGCCGCTCCAGTTCAGGTTCTGGAAGATGCCGGCCGCGCCCTGGATCCCTGCGTTGACTATGTTCCCCAGCACGGTGCCGAAGTTCACCTCGTTGGAGCTCAGCGAGCTCAGCACGCCGTTGATGCTCTGAGCTATAGCGGTGCCGAGATTTCCCCAGTTCACGTCTGTCAGGAACTGATTGATGGAATTTAGCGCCAGTGTTGTGGCGTCACCAATGAGCTTGCCGATGTTTTCGGCGATTGTGCTGCCGGTGCCGTTGTCCTCCGTGAGTTTCCCGAAGAAGCCGTTGATGGTGTCCGTCACATGGCTGACAATGGCGGAGCACTTGCTCCGGAATGCCGGATCATTGATCTTGTTCCGGGCCAGATCCACCGCGTCACCCAGCTTTGTGGCCAGGATTTCGCCGACGCCGGTCCAGTTTCCGGCGCTGATCGCCGCTTTGAGCTGATCTGCCAGATCAGTCAGCCAGGTAGGGAGCTTTCCGGCAATGGTTTGCGTGGTGACTTCACCGCCGCCTCCGCCTCCGCCGCCTCCGCCGCCTCCGCCGCCGGAGGAGCTGTCCAGCTTGTTGATCTCGTCAAAGCCCATGAGCTGGGCGTTGTACTCCTTCTGGGCAGCAGCAGCTCCGGAGGTGGCCGCTGCTGCAGCATTGGCGCCGCTGGCTGCGCTGCTCCAGCCTGAGCCGAACACGTTGGCGATCAGGCTTCCGATGGCGTTGCTGACGCCGATTATGTAGGGCATCATGACGCTCAGCGCGTTGGTCACCAGGTTGATGGCTGGTGCCAGGGCCTGTCCCATGCTGGCCTTCAGCGTGTCCACCTGAGCCTGCAGCGCAGCGTTTTCAGCGATATACTGTCTGACGATGAATCGGGTCCGGCCCAGCACCATATTGACCATTCGGAGGCCTGCCGCCACGATGGCTACACGACGCAGGCTGGTCATCAGACTTCCCACGCCGCCGCGGGCGCTCCTGGAGCGGCTTCCGATGCTTGCGATGTGGCTGGCCACGCTCCGGAGACCGCCCAGGGCGCCTCGGCCAATGGTGGCAAGGCCGTTTCCCAGCGCACGAAGGCCGGATCTTGCCACATTTGCCGCGCCTCGGCCCACTGCGGCAATACCTCGGCCCACGCCGGCCAGCGCTGTCCTCGCCAGGGCGCCGGCGCCTCCAGCTTCCTGGATTGCCGTCCGAAGATCCCGGAAGGATCCGAGACCCGCCCAGACACGCTGCTGCTCTGAAGATACCTCGCGCTCCGCATCGCTGACGCGATTCAGGCCCGCAGCTGCTGCGGTCGCCTCCTGGGCGATCTGATCCATAGCTCCGGCCGTGGTGGATGCACCTGCATCCTCGCCTCGCAGCCGCCGCATTTCCTCCTCGATCTCTCTGATTCTGGCGGTGGCGGCCTGCAGGTTTGGATCATTCGCTGAGAATCCGAGGCCCTTCCAGGAGCTTGTTTTCGACCGGAGGTCGTCAAGCTCCTTGCTCAGGCTTTTCATCCGTCCGGAGGCTTTCTGGACGTTTTTTCCGGTGTCATCCGCAAACTGACGGGTGGACTGGCCGGCGCTGCGGAATTCGCTTTTCAGCTGGCTGAGATCCGCGCCTACGCGGACGATCATGTTCTTGCTGACTGCCATTCTTTCACCTCCTGGATCAGTCGATCAGGCTGGCCCAGCGCAGCACGCACCGCACTGTGTGGCTGAGAACCTGGATCTCCAGGTCATAGCTTTCCGGATCTACGTCAAAGCAGTTCGCGCTGAACAGGTATTCTCCGTAGCCCGTGTCCAAATTGGACACCGCCGTCACGGCCTCACGAACCGCTCTGGCAATCTCATGGATCTGACCATAGTCCGTCCCGAGGATCGTAACGTCGATGGTGTCCGTCCAGTGGTGGATCGTTCCGTTCAGATCCTTCGTGGGATCGCTGCTCTGAAACTTATAGATGGCCAGGGGAGGCGTCACATCGTCTACGCAGACCGCAACGGGGTACACCTGCTGGTTCAGAGCCACAACAGTATCCAGCCTGGAGAGCAGATATTCATAGATCATTTCCCGATCTCCTCCAGTATCTTGTCCACGGCCTGCGCCACCCGTGCCTCGTGGGCGGGGTAATAGCTCACCGCGGTGTTTCTCATAAAATAGAGCCCGCCCTTCCGGCCGCCGCTTCGTGTCCGGAAGCCATATTCCTGGCTGGCCGGATAATAATAGCGCGTCCCGTTGGCGTATCTGACAAAGGTGTCGTTCATGCCTGGATCTATCCAGACGTCGTAGACCACCTTTCCTTCCTTGGCGCTGTTTTCTTTGCCCGGGGAGGGAACGATTCCGGCCCGGAGAGCGCCGGCAATAACGCCGCGTCTCGGACGGCCGGTGTAGATCGGCGCCTGGGTCCGGGTGATGGAGGCAAGGCCTGCAGCGCTTCCGCGGACAACGGTGCCCAGCTTCTCAGTGCTGACCATGGTCAGCTCCTGGATCAGGCCCTTGTCCTCCAGTTCAAAGGAGAACCGGCCCGAGCCGCCCACATAGATCGTTTTGGCCACTTAGACCAGCTCCTTCGTGATCAGCGTCAGGCCGGTTCTGTCCCCGGACCAGTCCGCGGGAGGGCCGACCAGGTAGAAGTACCGGTCTGCGATCCCGTCGTTCCATTTCACCCGAGCCTCTGCGGGGATCCCGCCCCGGTGTCGGATGAAAAACTTATAAAGCCCCTCGTGCTGGACTGCGCCGTCTGCGTCCACCGTCTTGGAGTTGGTGCACCGAACCTCCGCCCAGACGGTGCAGAGATCCTCCCAGGACTCCAGAGGCTGTCCGGAGGGTGCCCGGGTTTTCCTCCTCGTCTGGATGGTGATCCTGTGGTTCAGCTTTCCAGCCTCCATTCAGATCCCTCCTTGTTCTTCCATGTGCTCTCCCAGCGATGCCCATGCCTGGGCTGCCGCAAGGATTTCCTCGTCGCTCATAACGGTCATGGTGGCTTCAATCCACCCGGGGAAACACTGCCAGGGGTCCGGCCGCCTTCCGCCGCTCAGGGCGCATCCGACCATGGCCGCCACTGTGGCCGCTGTGTTGTAGAGCAGATAGGCCGTCCGCTCCATTCTGGTCCGATATGCCTGGATCACATCTCCGAGCTCTCCCGGCGTTCTCCACCATGCGGCGGCAGGATCCATCCCTGCCGCCGCCGCTTCGCGCACGAGCGTCGAGATTACGTCCGCCGGGTGTTCGTAGGGTTTTCCGGTTCCGGGGCTCCTGCGGCCTCCTGGACCGTCTCAGGGGCCTCGCCGCTGAGGATGCTCTGGAGCTGGCCAATCACCCTGGCGCTGTTAAGTTTGAGAGACTCCACCAGCGTCTGCTGGCTCTTGTCGTCTACAAATCCAGCGTCCCGCAGGATCTGAATGATCAGGGTGTTGACATCGTCCCAGGTCCGGCCGTCTATGCTCAGAAGGTCCAGCAGCTCCTCACCTGTCTTGACGGTGTTCGGGTTGCCCGGGTACTTCATGGCCCCGTTCAGCAGCGCGGCTCTGGGCTCGTATTCCTCTGTGGCTCGCATCAGTACGGCCAGAGGAAGCTGCCCCGGCTCACCGTAGGTTTTGAGGTATGCGCCGATGGCCTTGGAGGTCAGCCGCAGGCTGACCTCGGTGCCGTCGGACAGGATTACATTGTAAACGTTTAATTCCATGGCTCTTGGCTCTCCTTTTTCTGCTTAGGTCGTGGTTGCGCTCAGGGTGGGCTTCGCCGTGGGCTTGACGGAAATGGCGAAGGCAATGCCGGCGTCGGTGGAAATATCACCGATGGGCTGATACTTGGTCATGATGCCGGTGATCAGCATGGTCTGTCCGATGGCCGCCGGGAGCTGCAGCTTGATGTAGACCGTGGAACCGGCATAGAAGGCGGTCTCCGCGGCGCTGCGGCCGGCGTCGGTCTGCAGGACAAAACCCTCGATAGGGATCTCGTCCGCCTCGATGAAGTCATTCAGGAACTCCTTGAACTGGTCGTTGTTGCTGAAGGAGTTCATGTCCGTCACGTCCACGGTGCCGCGGGACAGGCTGGGGCCGCCCAGCTTGGTGACGGAGGCAAACTCCGAGAAACTGGTGCCGTTGGTGGAGATAAAAGCCTTGGTACCGGAGCCAGTGGCTTTGCTGGGAGTAGGCATAGCGTTTTTCCTCCTTTGTTATCAGGTGCCGGCGGCGGTCTCCGCCGCCGGCTTTACGAATTTCATCTTGTTGATCAGGTTTTGGATCCCCTGGGGGATGGGCGCGCCCTCGGGGTGATCCAGGTAGTGCAGGGCCAGTGCCTTCACTGCCAGGGTGTAGACCGTTCGGGTGGCCTGGTTGCAGGTGCATCCCGCGTCCTGCAGGTAGGCTTCGGCGCTTTCCGCCAGCTCTACCACCAGGTCTCCCATCTCCGCGCCGTCCACCCTGCAGTAACGCATCAGCTCACTGCGCGGGACCGATGCCATAGATCAATCAGGTGGTGGTGGGGTTGGCCAGGGCGCCGATATACGCGCCCTTGTCCACCACCAGGTTGCCGCCCATCATCACGTCGCCCAGGATGGCGTTCATGCGCTCGATGCTCTTGACGCTCTCGTCCACCCGGATGGTGTACTCGCCGAACAGACCCAGCAGGTAGTTCAGCGGGTTGAGGTAAACCAGCTGCTCAGCGCCTACGTCCTTGCAGATGGTATAGGGCACGATCAGGCCGCCGTCCCGGATCACGCCGGTGTTGGGGTTGCCAGGATCCGCCGTGATCTCATAGAGCCGGCGCTTCTCGTTGGTGCCCCGGAGGGCGCCGATGGCCTTCAGGTTGGCCTTGGTGAGGTACAGACGGGCGCCGCCGTCCACAGCCTCCTCGGCGCCATAGCCGAAGACAATGGTGTCCAGGGTGTCCACGGTGATGCTGGCGCCGATGTTGGCGCCGTCATAGATGGCGGAGCCGGCGGAGTTCTTCGCCGTGGTGATGCCGAACATCTTGGGGGTGACCTGGCCGTCGCCGTTCATGATCAGAGCGTTGGCCTTCCGGCGCAGAGCGTTGAGGGCCATGGACTGGATCTTCTCGGCGTAGTTGGCCGGGTTCAGGCGGCTGAGGTTCCGGTCCACCAGCGTGGTGACGGTGACCTCATAGGGCCCAATGGGCGCCTTGGCGAAGGTGGGATCGGACGCGGTACGCGCCTGGCCCGCAGTGGTGGCAACAACGCCGCCCTGGGCGGCCATCTCGGAGACCACATAGGGCTCCTCGTAGGCGCTCATGCCGGTCAGATCCATCACGCTGACCTCGTCGATCAGGCTGGAGATCTGGGAGCTGAAGCCGCTGCGGACCTCGGTTCCGGCGCCCTGGGGGGTCACCAGAGTGCCGGTAGCAAGGGTGGTGCTGTTCATCCGGGGCAGGAACTCCCGGAGATCCAGCTTCACGGGCTCCCGGGCTGCCAGGATCCGGCCCATCTCGGCCATATCGCGCCGGGAGGTCTGGCCGGGGGTGAAAATGGGGGCATTGGCCTCCGCATAGCGGTCGGCCTCGGCGATGACGGCCTGCAGGTCGTCGATCTGGGTGTTCAGGGCGGTCGCATGATCCATCTGAGCACGGAACTCGTCGGAGTTTCCGGCCAGCTGGGCAGCTTCCGCCGCAGCGAGAAAGTTGGCTCTCTGACCCATCAGGTCGTTGAGCTGTCTGCGGGAATTGTCGAACATGGGCATAGTGTTTTCCTCCTTTGATGTCGTGGTTGATCATTCCGGAGGACAGTAACAGCCCGAGGGGTCAGGGTAGACACTCGTTCTGCACTGACCTCTCGGGCTCTCACAAAATTATGAAGTTGTCGGCGCTCACTGGTAGCGGCGCTTTTCCGCCTCCAGCTCGCTGGCCATCTCGGCCTGACGCTTTTCCCGGATTTCCCGGTCCCGCTGCTCCTTCAGCGGGCCGATCTCCGGCAGGGTGCGCATGGCGCGGATCACGTTGCCGCAGACCGCTGCCACCATCCGGAGAGGCTCCTGCTCGCCCTCGTCGGCCTGTCCGATGATGGCATCCGCCAGTCCCAGCTCCAGGCACTCCGTGGCGCCGAGGAAGCTCTCCGCCTCCATCAGCTCCTGCAGCCGCTCCCGGCGCTCCTCGCCGCACTTATGGACGTAGGTGTCCAGGATTCCCCGGTCCGTCCGGTCCAGCTGCTCCGCCGCCCAGGTGTGGTCGAACTTGTTGCCGCCGATGCCCCAGCTGGCGCAGTGGATCATCATTTGGGCCGGGAGGGCGATCTCCACCCGGTCACACGCCAGGCACAGATAGCTGGCTGCCGATGCCGCCAGGCTCTGGATCTCCGCCCGTGTCGGGTTCTGGCACTTCTGCAGGACGCTGTAGATCTCCGCAGCGGCTTCCACGTCACCGCCGATGGAGTTGATCTCCAACACCAGCTCCTCGCCGTCCTGGAGGCCCTCGATGGCCGCCCGGACGTCTCCGGGACAGTAGTAGCCCGCCTCGATGCCGAACCAGCGGTAGATCTCCGCCCAGTCGTCGGAGAGAACCTCTCCGCTCAGTCTCAGGTTCAAGTCGTTTCACCTCCTCCGCCGTTGCGCTGGATGCTCAGCTTCTTCCAGACGCTCAGCGGCACGTAGTTCAGCGACGCCATGTGATCGTCGCCGCCCTCCACTGCCGGCCTGTCCTCCAGCTCCAGCACGTCGTTGACGCTGTAGGCGCCCGTCTGGATCATGGTCTGGTAGTACCTGGCCCGGCTCTCGGAGTCGCTCCGCAGCACCGCCATCATGTTGTAGCGGATCTCCAGGCCGTCGCGGATCTCGCTGGGGGTCAGCAGCTTCCAGGTCTGCTCCTCCTCCATCTGGGTGACCCGGGGCTGCAGCCTCTGCATGTACTCGATAGCGTTCTGCTCGTTGGAGTTGTAGGACTGCTTCCCGGCCTGGAGCTTGTACAGCGGCACGCAGAAGAACCGGGCGATGTCCTCCACGGTGGCGTTCATCTGGGCGATGAACTCCGCGTCCTTCTGGGAGATCGAGAGGGCCTGGTACTTCATGCCGTAGTCCAGCACCGCGATCCGGTGGGCGTTGTCCGGGCCGGAGTGGATCCGCTCCCACTCCTCCCGGATGGCGTCCTTCTGGGTCTTCTCGGTGTCCCGGCCATTTGCGTCCTTGACGTAGCCGGAGAAGTCGCCTTCCACCGTCAGGATGCCCGCGGGCTGGCCGCCGGACTCATAGAAGGCCCGGTTGTAGCTCTGGGCCGCCAGCCCCGCCTGGATGGTCTGGGCCGCGTAGGTGAGGACGGCCATGCCTGTGAGTCCGTCATCGGAAGGCCCTTTGTAGTGGTTCACGTCCTCCTCCGGCAGCCGGAAGACTTCCCCGGTATAGGGGTTCTTGACGTCATACCAAACGCGCAGGGTCTGCGGATCCACCTTCAGCGTCACCAGATGCCCCGGCATGGGGATCAGTTCCGCCGGCCTCCGGCTCACCGGGTCCCGGATGATCCAGTCGTAGGCGTTGCCCTCCAGCAGCACGCTCCGCTCCAGGAGCTTCTTCCGGACGCTGGCGGTCATCATGGGATTGGGCCGCACACTCAGCAGCTGCAGGATCGGATGATCCACCCGCTGCCGCGTCTTGGTGTTATAGACGTAGGCCGGCAGCACGCTCATGTCATCGCTGCGGATTTCCACTGCCGCAAAAACCGCACTCAGGCTCTGGGCGCCCTGGGGCGTGGCCCCGCTGCTGCTGCCGCCGTAGACGATGCCCGGTGTGCTGATGGTCACCGCGTCCCGGCGTGCCGGGGTAGGGGACCGGATCCCGCCGCCCACGATCGGGCGCATCAGCGCCTCGCTGATTCTCATACGCATTACCCCTTTCTGTCATGTTAAGGCCGTCTGGGGGACGGCGCGGCAATCTAATCTCCGGACCGGCTCACGCAGGCCGCCAGATACAGCGCCGCCGCACCAAGCACCACAAAGGCCAGAGGCCGGAAGATCAGGAAAGCGCCGTAGGTGATCAGTGCCAGGGCGCCGAAAAACAGGATCACGATCATCAGATCCCGGATCAGGTTGTTTTTCATGGTTGTTCCTCCTTCGCGTCCGCGCCCAGAGCCCGGACAATCTGCATTTCTCGCTCAGACAGTTTCCACCGCTCTGCGGCTGCCCGCTCTGCGGCTGCCCGCTCTGCGGCTGCCCGCTCTGCGGCTGCCCGCTCTGCGGCTGCCC